TTTGGTTCAAGAAAATGATGCCACCGTGGTTTGCAGGCGGGCATCGCGCCGACCCCGGAGCGATATGGGGAGGAGAAGATGCAGGCACTCACGGATCACCTCGCACTGTGTCCCATGTGGCCAAGACACTGAGCCGATGCGGCGGCTATTTCAGTCGTACGGGTATCGTCAGCAGCGGATCGCACTGACAGCCCACGGCATCAGGGCCGTGGTAGATGCGTTGAATGTCGGGCACTTCTTCGACGACCGGCAGATCGTGATAGCTTCGCCCGGTGAAGCGTCCGATCGACGAGCAGGAGCGAACATCCTGCTCGTCGTAGCCGGTCATGTCCAGCATACCGCAGCGGCGGCACATTATCGTCTGGAACATTAGAGATATCCTCGGTCTTCGAGCCACGTCATCACGACGATGAAAAGCCCTGCCCCGATGACGTAGGGCAGGGCTGCGTTGGCTGCGTCAATCATGCGAGCACGTTGTCATTGGAGTAGGCGGTGGCTTTGTCGCCATCTACCCTGACGACCGCGTCCCCCGGCAAACAGATGTCACCGACCCATACGGCGGATCTGTGTCCGAATGATTCAGGGACCAGCTTGACCCGCCCCTCCTGGGTGACGTGTCCGCCGCACGGAAAATTGACGCTGAGTTCGACCCAGTCCATCAGTCCGGCCATTTCGAGAGCAGTCATCCTGTTTTCCATTGTTTCGTCCTTCTTATCAGGGGGTTTGTTGCCACTCGCTGTGGCGTTATGCGGGCATCTTTGCATCATATCGACCGACAGTCAACATTGAGGCCACACTCTTTTCCAAAAAAACTACAATTCGATGCCAGCGTGCCTCCTCGTTCGTTCGACCGTCGCGTCGGTCGACCAATAGGCTGCACCATACTTCTCTTCCCACGCCTCGCGGCATACGTCGAGAGGCGGGAACTGCCAGACGTATCTCAGCGACCGCTTGACCTCGATGCGGCCATTGATCTCCAGTTCTTCGGCCACGGTCTTACGGACACGCTCAAGCGTAGGAACCGCCTGCCGCATGAATCGACCGAGCTTCGTCGCATTGCCACGCCGACTGATCCCGAACGCACGAGCGTAGTCCAGATAGTCGTCGACCATCTTGTCGCACAGAATCTCCTCGGCCCAGCACCCGAAGTCGTCGTGCAGGCAGCCGTCGTCCAGCTTGCCGTACCACCACTCGGCCATCGGATCGAGAGTCCAAATCTTCTGACGTGCGAGAGCCTCGGTCTGCGGGACCGTGCGTACGTTCCAGTCCTTCAGGTCGAGACTCAGCAGGTAATGGAGCAGAGCCTCACGACCGCCACGCTTCTGCATCAGGTCAGACAGGTCGCGGAAGTACGCTGAGTTCTGCCGCTGGGTAGGCTGCACATCGAGCACGAAGTATCGTCGCTCGTTGCCGCCAGCCGGAATCACCCATTCGCTGTTCGACGCCATGATCAGGTGCGTGTAGTTACGGCTGACCTCAACGTCGATGCCCTTCGCTTCGATGGCGATCATGTCATCAGTCACGAGTGTCTTCAGTGTTGACTCATGCTTCTTGTCACCAGCGAAGAACGCTTCGTCACCAAACAACAGAACGCAGTCACGCAGGTGGGCATTGAAACTGCCCACGAGATGCTTAGGGTCACTTACAGTCAGGAAGTGCCGACCGAACAGTGATCCAAACTCCTTCGCGTAGAAGCTCTTTCCGGTCCCCTGATCACCACGCAGAACGATGGCAACTTCACCCTGACGATCTGGAAACTGGACGGCACGGGCCATCCAGCGGATCAGGTAGTCGTAGTAGGTTTCGTTGTCGGCACAGAGATTCGTTCGGATGTGATCCAGAAACGGCCTACAGTCTCCCGGAGAAGCCTGTACGCCAAAGCCCCGCCAGAGATTGTAAGTTCCGGGCAGTTCCTTGCCCGGAGCGAACACCAGCGTGTCATACTGACGGCGTTGGGCATGTTTGAGCCACCAGTCCCCGAGGGGCTGGTATTTCGGATCGCCGTCTTTCGTTTCACCGACCTGTACCTGAAGATGGCAGTAGCTGTTGCGAATGTCCCCGAAGGACGTTCGTGTCAGCCGTGTGCGGCCCATCGCCAGATCGAGGACTTCCTCGACGACAACGCACTTGCCGCCCCAGTTACGGATCACCGCGTGCCGCTCGTTCATCTCCAGAAGCTGGGGATCAACGGCGAACTGCTTCGCCCGTGTCAGTTGACGGCGTGCGTACTTCTCAGAGTCCGGCTTTTCGAGAACCGACTCGGAGATGCCCATGTCTGGGTCAGTGATGATCGAGTAGATCACCTGGTCGGGCACGCCGCACCGAACGAGCCGAACGAGAGCGTCGAACAACCACGCGCTGCGGCTGTTGTCACCCTCTTTGACTTCGTCCGGGTGCATCCCCTGCACGCAGATCACTTTCACGCGATCGGCCACCTCGTAAGCATCGAGGTCGTCGATGTCGATTCGTTCGACGTTCCCGCTGATCTCCAGATCGTCGCCCTCGACTGTGCCGAACTGCGACTGTGGCGTCTGAAGTGGGGGGAACCGGCTCAGGTCGTAGACGAGGTCTTTCCTGAACCACGCAACGGTTGCCAGTCGTGGCTCCCGGCCCTTGCGGCGTTTGCGTGCCGTGGGCCAGTTGACGGTTCCGGGCAGCCGCATGATGCGGTCGATGTTGTGGCAGTTGTCGGCGTCGAAGACGACTTCCAGCCGCTGATTGTGGGCTTTCGCCTGCTCAGCTTTTGCAAGATCGCCGCCGATTTCGATCGGCAGGTTCAGCTTCCAGAACGCCTGTACGCCGCCGCCGGAATCGACGACGACGGTTGGCGTAGGGATGCCGTCCTTGCCCGTCTTCAACAGAGACAGTGCCTGCTGGCGACAGATTTCAGGATCGACGCCACCCCGAGGGTCGATGTCGACGTGAAGCCATGCCACCTTGTCGATGTCGGCACGTTCCGCCTTGCGGTTGAGATCGCGCAGCGGAACGCCGACATGGTAGTACACGTTGTGATGGTCGAGATTCATCTTCTCGACCCACGCTATCATTTCATCCGCAGTATCTGGGTGAAACGTCTTCGTGATCGTCCCACTGCGATCCGTGTGGATCGCAGTCAGTACCCACGGGCCGTCTGGAAAGAAGTCTCCGAGATACCGCCGAACCAGATCAGTTCGCGGCTCCATCGACAAGCTCCAGCATCTCGGGGATTATTGTCTGTGCCCACTTGACCGTTGCCCGGCCACCGCTTTCGATCAGCACCCAGGTCGATTTCGACACGTTGAAGTGCTCAGCGGCTTCGGCGATCCCCCACATCAGGCGTCGTCGCAGGATGGCGATGATCTCGTCGTCCTGAAGATCGTCGATCTCCGGGACATCCACACTGTCGCACACTTGCCGTCGAACTCGTCGCGGCAGGCTGTCCGTTTCGAGTTCGCGGTAGCGTTTGAAGTCCATCCCGACCTGCTCAGCGAACTCCTGCTGTCTCATTCCAGTTCGTCGACGAGCGACGAAGAACCGCTCGGAAGCGATCAAATCCAGTTCTGCAAGCATTCCAGTAGTCTCCTGTTATCGAGTCCTGTTTTGAAAACGAGACGGGAAGCGGACTCCAGTTCTTCGCGTGTCGCACTGCCAAGAATATCGGCGGCAATCTTTCCGTCAATTAAGAACCATTCAGATTTTCCAACTTTGAGCAATACAAAAACAGTTCCGCCCTTCTCTGCGTGCCGTCGTATCCATGCTCGTTGATGCCTTGTGAAATGGTTCATCCGCAGCGGCGTGTCAGGCTTCTTCGGCCACTCGTCCGCTTCTTTCAGTTCAACCCACCCGCCGATGTACGCCACGTCGGGAGTTCCCGGATACGCGCTGTTTTCGACCGCTATCGCATCCAGGGGACGAAGTGCCTGAATGACTCTCCGCCTCATGTGCTGACTCTCGCGCGGCATAACCAATCTCCATCTGAGCGGTGGTGAGTTCAATCGCCGGAATCCCGACGTATTGGGCAGCCTGTCGTTCGAGACAGGCTCCCTTAGACATCAGCCATCCTGGCAATAGAGCGATCGCATCGCAGGTGAAAAGAGCGTCGATGTCACGCAGCATGATCTGCTTGAGATGCTCGTTCGTGACATCCTCGTCCTTCTCAAAATGCAGGCCGAGTTCTTCGTCCATTCGAGAAGGGTTGACCGGGTCATGCCCGATCTCCTTCAGGAGAAGTTCGGCGGCATCGAAGGCCGCCTTGTTGAAGTCTGGGTATCCCCGCATTGGTCCTGCGATGTAGACGCGCATCAGAAGTCCTCTTCCGTTCCAGAGAGTGACTGCGGATCGGGCAGTAGTCGCTTTACCATTCCGCCGCCACAGACGTTGTAGCCAGCATCGTCGACCCAGTTGTCGAGATAGGTCAGATTGTTGACCTTGCGGGCGATCTTGATCATGGCCGACATCTGAGCGACATCCAGCCGAGTCACCCGATCCGGGCTGTCAATCAGCCCCCGCCTGTACAGCCACCAGCCCCACAGTTCGCGAATGTGCTCGAAATTGTCCTCGGCGTCCCCGTAGCTGTTCTGCCGGTCACGGCAGACACACGCCTTGATCTCGTCGAGTACCTCTTCCCGCATTTCTGTTCCAGACTTCATTCGTCGGTCCCTTTCCAGATTGTCTTTATGACGGTTACCACCACGCCAATGAATACGATCACAAGCACAATCGGCCATGTGATCGCCACAAAAAACTGTGTGCCTCGACTTGCCCGATGCACGCTCATCGAAAGCTCGACCCAGATCGCGCAGACGAGAGAGCCGAGAAGATACCAGAACACCCAATCGTTCACGATATGTCTCCCCAGTTAGGGCCGATCTCCACATCGACCTTGTTCGGAACGGCCAACGAAACAGAATCCCGCATCAGTGCCGCCAGTTCGTCAGCATCCGCCCGCGACTCGACCGTCAGATCGAGTTCGTCATGCACCTGAAGCTGGAGTCGAAAACCGGCCCGATCTGCCAGAACCATCGCCGTCTTCGTCTGATCTGCGGCAGACCCCTGAATCAGCCGATTCAACGACTTGTGGGTCCACTCGACATTGCCTAGCCGATCCACCGGGAAGCGGCATCGTCGCCCGCTCAGAGTCGTGACGTAGCCAAGTTCCCGGACGCGATCCTCAGCAACGCGAGCGAGCCATTGAACGTAAGGAAGTCGGGCGTTGAACGTGTCCATCACCTTCATCGCTTCCTCACCAGCAATCTCAATGATGCGACCATCTTTCTTGGTCATGGTTGTCGTTGGGAAGCCCAGCGACCGAGCCAGCTTCACGCCGCCCATTCCGTAACACAGGCCCAGAAATAGCTGCTTCGCCTGTTTTCTCGGAAGTCCGGTCAGCTCTGCCATCATCGTGTGGCTGTCAGTATTCGGATCGTCCCAGTAACGGCCCACGGCCTCGTCGACCACTTTGCTGATCGAGTCCCCCTTCGTCCTGAGACGATCTGCACAAGCCTTCGCCCAATGCAGCAGAACACGAGGCTCCTGCTGCGAATAGTCCAGACAGGCCCATTCGCCGCCATCGTCGGGCAGGTAGATGCAACGCCAGTCCTCGGCCAGATCATCCCGCACGGGCTGCTGTTGCAGATTCGGAAGACTGGACGAGATCCGCCCAAACGCGGCCCCGACCATATCACCATCTTCCCGCTCTTTGCGGAGCTGGTTGAAGGTGCAATGGATTCTGCCGTCGACCGAGTGGCGTCGAATGCTCGACACAAACGTCGTGCGAATCTTGTTCGCCCGGCGGGCCTTGAGAAGTGCCCGAGACAAGGGAGTGTCGAGCGATTCCAGAATGAACTTGTCGACGTTGTTCTGGCCGCTCTTGGTCAGCGGAATCACACAGCCGTCGTGCCTCAGCAGACGGCCTACGACCGACGCCTTGTTGATGTCTTCGTGTGAGAACACATCCCCGGTCAGCTCATGGATGTGGGCCGCCAGCTTGAGTTCGATATCGAGCATCCGGCTCTCGATCTGGCTCAGGCGGTCGAAGTCAATCTTCACGCCACGTCGTCGCATCTTGAGCAGGACCGGCAGCAGGTCGGACTCCAGATCGAAGACACGCTGGAGTCCCTGCTCGCTGATCTCTTTCTGCTGCTGCTCAAGAATCCGCAGCGGCAGCAGAGCATCGAATTCGGCGTACGGGCCGACGTACCGGGCGGCCATCTTCCAGATGTCCCCCTTCCCCGACAGCCTGTAGGCCGCGAGTGCATCATCCATCAACGCCTCGTCCTTGCCGCCCAGCCCCCGGCGTTCCGCAATCGCCTGTAGCGAGTAGCGATCTTCGAGTTCGCTGATCAGTGCGTCTGCCACCTGCACGTCGCGAATGCGAGCACGTCGAAAGACGACGCCGTACTGAGCGAGGTAGTCTAAGTCGTACTGAAGGTTCGCTCCGACGATCTCCCCGGTGTATTCGGCAGCCTGATCTTTGAGATAGGCGATCACCTGATCGCGGTTGAGATTTTCTCCCAGCCCGTGGGCGATCGGGAGATACCACGCCTTGTCTCCAATCGCGAACGAGATGCCCGCGATGAAGCCGTTGCGTCGGACAGACGGCCCCAGCTTCTTGAGGTCTGGGTCACAGGTCTCGATGTCGAGTCCGACCTGACGAAAAGACGCCCAGCGGGGGAGTTCCCCCACGCTGGGCATCTGCCAGGCCGACTCTGGTTCAAACAGAATCGGTTGAATCACTTTCAATCAGCTCCTTTCTGAGTATGACGATATCACGTTCCGCCTCGATCCCGATTCGGGCATCGTGCGAACGGCAATCCACCAGCGTGACGATTATGGGCTGATCACGGCCCGGCACCTGAATGATTACCTGCTCACCCTTGTTGCGTCCCAGCACCAATGGCATCTCTTATCTCCGATCCAAAGACATCCATGTACCACTGCATTGCAGCGGCAGACCAATCAACTCCACCCGGCATCGACCGAATGGAGAAATACGCAGCTTCGTAGTTCGGCTCGTTGATCCTGTAGAGAGCCTGTACTGCGGGCAGGGCAACACGGCGAAGGAATCGCGTGCGAAATCCGATCGCCTGATGCGTCTGCGTCAGCAAGGTCGCTTCCGAGATGAAGCGGTCCAGTTCAACGTCGCAAATCTGGAAGTTAGCCAGTCCGATGTACCAGCCACTTTCAATGTTCCAGTAGAACTGATCGACGTTTTCCTTGTGGACCATCGGTCGATCGACCTTGATCCGAACGTGACCTACGCCGCAGCCGAGAGATGCCGCGAAGAATTGCAGGCACATGGAGATGGTGGCGAAGTCCTCGATCAGAAACTCGTACGCCTCGGCTTCCTCGTAGTAGACGTAGGCGTCCAGATACCGGCGGTTCTCGTTGCCCTCGGTGAAACAGAACCGAACAGCGAACCGATCGGTTTCAATGTGACGGCCTACGACAAAGAGCTTACGCAGGGGAATGTCTCGAACCGTTCGGTCCAGCAGCTTCTCGATGCCGCGTTTGTCCTGACAGCCGGTAAGTACCCAGAGAGCGTGCAGCAGTACGTCCAGCGGATTGTGTCGGATGAACGTGTTGACGCAGGCCGTTGGGTCTTCAACCAGAATACTGACAGGGTTGGCGAGGATCAGGTGAGTCTCTGAGACGTTGCACCCTTCGTTGATCAATTCGATGAAGTGCTCGGACGCTCCGGTGATGGTGTTGGCGATTATCTTCTCAGGCATTTCGGTATTCCTCGGCATGTCCGGGCAGGTGTTCGTTGCTCTGAAAGGCCCGGAAAGGCTTCCAGTAACGGTAAGGTGAGTTCGTGATTCGATCGCAGCAGGCCACGGAGAAGTGCTCGAACGGCGACCAGTGGCCGAAGCCGCTGCCCTCAAGCAGGCGTTGGGCCAGCTCAACGTCTCGATTCACGTCGAGCTTACCATCGTGCGTCAGATAGGACACGCGGGCACTTCGGGCTGCCGAGATGTACGCCCAGCGGGAGATGGCCTTAGCGTGAATGCCTTCCCGCAGATATATGCGAAGCGAAGTCTTCTTCTCAGAGTCGGTGAGAAACGGCAGGTGCAGCGGGATCTCGACCGGAATCGAGTTTTCGATGCGGGCCAGCATCATCTCAGCGATCTTGCGGACGTGTGGATCAGCATCCCTGTGAATCCGCAGGCGAAAGAAATTGGCCCACTCGGTAGCAGTGATGATCACCGTGATCCACGAGAACGGCTCCAGCAGGCGGTTGACGACGCTCTTGTGGACGTTGAACCGGCTGGACAGCTCGCGGGCAGCTCGCAGGGCAGCCTGTCGTGCGGCGTGCCACTCGATCAGGCACGACGCCTGGTCAGCCTGGGTGTCCTGCATGATCATCCCACGCTGATTCAGTCCCCACGAGAGCGGCTCGAACGGATTGTTCTCGACCTGCTCAATCAGCTTCTTAGCCGGAATCGCACGGCTCGAAGACGAGTTCCGGCAGAAGGCCCGATGCGTCAAAATCTCCGGGTGGATGATCCTCGGATAGGTGCAGACCAGCGTTGTAATCCGCCGATCGTTGAACACCGT